ACTGTAGGAATGTATGAAGTAGCGTAACTTCCTAATTCTAATTGAGCACCCCAAATATTAAACGTTTCATTTGCACCTGTAAAAAATACTCCGGGAATTAAATTAGATGCATTTCTAATATCAATATCTACTATTGCACCAACAGCATTACCTTTACCTGTTACAGATATTTTTACCCAACCATTAGCAAAAGTTTCTATTTTAGTTCCTGTAAAAGTACCATTCGGTGCTCCACTCGCAACTAAAGTATTTGTATTTAAATCATACGTTGCATAAGCACCAAAACCTGTAGTAATACCTACATAATAAATAGCTACTGCAATATATCTACCTGTACCCTTTTTTACAAAATAAGAAAATGTATAATCTACATTTGGCGTAATTACAAATACATTACTATATACATTATGCTCTTGATTGTTTGTGTCAGCAGATATTAAATCAGCAGTTGTAGTCCCATCGGGAGAAGTAGTATTATTAGCGGTTAAAGCAACATTATTTTTATTCCAATTACCATTATCAAATAACTCAGAGTAAGTAGCTATATTAGTTCTCTGTGGCTCTACCAATATACTCGGACAACTTCCATTAGTGTAATCAATACGAGGTACGTTTAATCTATCAGTTGTAGGGAAGTATTCTTTTGCTGAATAATTTTTAACTAATTGTGCATTTTGAATATAAATATAATCTCCCGAAACAGAATTACTACCACCTACAAAATCAGGAGCAATTAAAAATCCATAACTCGGAAAGGATGCAGCCGATACCGCAACCGAACAATGATACCAACCATTACCAACACTTTCAATAGTAGGAGTAAAAAACGATGTATTTGTATTATTTGCAACAGTTCCTGTACTTAAATTAAATTGTACCCCATTACCATAACCACCTACTATAAACGAAAGTTGAGTATAATTTCCTGCTTTAGCATAAACACTTTGAAGTCTATTGAAATTAAAACTACCTTGATAAAGATAACATTGTGTACCTGTTGCCTGTAATTTATAAGCGTTTGAAGTTCCATCGAATCCTGTTTGCCCACCTGTTACAGTTGCCTCAGATGGATTCCAATCTCCACTCGTAAAAGTATTAGAATAATTAATTAAGTTATAAGGCACAGATTCAATTAACCCCGCACTATTAACTCTCGTTGCAGTCGTTGCTCTCGTTACTACCAAATCACCACTACCATCAGTAGGTTTTATCGAATAAAGTTTGTCTTCCTTATACGCGTTCGGCGTCACGCAAAGTGAAGCACTATCAAATAAACTCATATATTTTCTATTATATTAATTAAACATTGTTTCGCCTCAAACGTACCGCTATCAGCAGCAACCCTTGCTATGAAATCTATTACTGCCTCTATTTCGTTTCCTAATATTTCAGTTTCACCCGACCAACTTACAGAGTAAACACTACCCCAACTAATATCATTAGTGATAGCACCTTGCCCCCAATAAATATCATTGTTATTTACACCTTGCCCCCAATCTATATTATTTGCCATTTTCTATTTTTGTTAAAAATAATTCTAACTTCTTTTTGTTTTCTTCTTTAGGTTTGGTATAACTACCTACCTTTTTTCTTTTCTTTTTACAACACCCAAGATCCATAGAAATTGTCGGTATCAGGGAACATATCCCCGTTAGAGTTACTATTATATTCAGGAAAAGTTGCGTTGTTAAAACACATAAAATCTATAAAACGTTGTGTATAATGTTGTGCAATATCACGTTCTTTTTCTACCAAGTAATCAATTTCGTTTTTCTCTACACTTGTAGAATTTTCAGCAGTATGTTTAAATACTCCTTTATTAGCTATTGTATAAGCAGCAAAAGGTAAATATTGAACCATAGCAAAATGAATTAACATCGGTTTAATGTAATCAGTAAGCAAGTTCTTATACTTTGTGTTAATAGTTAAACTAATATCACCGCTTATAATCAAGGTTTGAAACTTGTTATATAAATCAGTTCCTAAATAGTTTTGAATAGTTATATCCTGTGCTATTTTTATATATTGGATAAAATCATCAACGTCTAAATTTCCATTTAGTATAGTGAATCTTTTTACATCCTCAGTACTTATTAATAATGCGTAAGCCATTTTCTAATTGTTTTTAGGTAAAAATCCTTTGTTTGGCATATCTATTGGTCGTTTGGAAACTAATTCCTCATTTTTAACTATATAACCATATTGTGCAGCTTTTGCACCTGCTATTATTCTTGCTTTAGGTGAATTAACATCAATGTTTACACCTTCAAAACTTGCGTAAACTTGTTTATTCCATCTATGATGACAAGCACCACCGCCTTTGTATAACCATATTGAATAAGTGTCAGCGCCACGTGGTCCCCAACCTTTATTTACCGCTTGTTCCGACATTCTAATAATATCTTCTTTACGATAAATTTTATCAGCTTCTTTCATTTTTTTACAAAACAATCTACTATCAGCAGAAATTTCACCCGCATAAACGTAACGAGTTATAAATCTAATTCCGTCAATGTTTTCGTCTTGCTCACTTTTAGCGTTTGGTCTTGCAGAACCGGTACTTACAAAATTATAAATTTTAGATAGTAAACTTTGTTTTGGCTCTTTATTCAATAATTCGTTTTCGGCATCGTCGGTATCGTAGTCAACTTCGCTTTCGTCAATTAATAACCAATTTTCGTTAGGTGTTTCTCCCAAGTCTATTAAATCATTTGCAACTTCGTCGTCTAAAGTATTGTCGCTTGAACAACATACTTTACTCATTTTAACGCCTGTTTCTTCTTCTTTCGTTTCTGCGTTTAATGTATTTACATCTATAAAATCAAGTGGTTGTATTGTCTTAAAATATAGGTTTAAAGCAATTCCGTTTACAGATAGTATTTCGTCTAACGCTTCAATGATTTCTAATTGATAAGGTCTAATAACAATATTGTCAAATAAACGTGTAGCAGTTTCTATTTCATCAGCATTGTTACCTAAACCACCGCCTGTATCTCTAATTCCTAAAAGCATTGGACTTGTAACTCTATGCCCAACGATTAATTTTTCAAAACATTCGGTAGATAAATATTGATAATGTGCAGGAGCTTCGTTTAATGGAATATCGTCAACTGTAGTTTTATTTTCAGCACTTGCGTTAAAAGATACAATTACTTTGTCGCCTTTGCTTCCTGTTAATTTACGTTTAACTTCGTTTGCTACTTCTTGACGTTTTTCTTCAGGTGGTATGTTATTGTTAAAGTTAATTACTTTTGTACCACTAAAACCATTCATTACATCGTTGATCAAGTAATCGGAAATTTCTTGTTCTAAAGTTGCGTATGGTAAAGCACCCGAATAATCTATCGGAGTATAATAGTGATAACCTGAAACGTATGGTTTAATAACGTATAATTCAACTTCTTTTCCGTTACCAAATTTAAAAGCAGGTATGCGTTTTAATACGTCACCTTTTCTGTAATTTGACCAATCGTGATGATAAAACCACGCTTCAATTTCGCCTTTATCGTTACATTTTTCTGCTCTTAACGTGTGCATTGGAAAATGCTCAACTGATTTAACTTTACCATTCAAGTAAATAACCTGCATTGCAGCCATTCCAAGCAATTTACGTTCTAAAGCAACTTTACGCAAACAATCCTTTTTTAAGATAGACATCATTTGTGCATACTCGTTTGGCTTACGATTTGAATCAGTAGCATCGATTCCTTTTCCATAAATCATATTAGCAACACCTGTTATAATAGCGTGATTTGTATTTGAGTACAAAAATCTATCAATAAGGTATTGAAAATAGTTGTTATCTACGCCATATTCAACGAACTCTTTGTTTTTAGATTCAGTTATAGTTGGAGAATTATAAGCGCTTAAACTTAAAATGTGTACGTTATCCATAAATTATAAATTCGTTATCTGAAGTTCTTTGCGTGTAAACATTTTTGTTTATACTAAATTCTTCAATTATTTGGTTTGTGCAAAATATTTTGTCTCTGTAAACTACATCAGTACCATTTAAAATAGTCAAATTGTAGAATTTGTTTTCTATTATCGGAAATACCAAATTAGTAACTGCGTAATATTTATCAATCGAAAATACGCACCCGATAGTTTCTTCTGTATTTGCTTCTTCATCTCTTAAAACAATAGCATCAGCTTCTAAACCATCAATCGTAGCGTAAAGATTTTGTGCCGTTGCTTGTTCTTTTAAAATTATCATTCTTTTTATTTAAAAATAAATAATGTGTTGAATTGTTAAAACAAAAAAAGGGTAACTAAAAAGCTACCCTTAATTAAATTTAAAGTTGATTATTAAGAACCAACAACTACAGTGAATCCTGCAGCAGTAAGTGTGTCACCAATAAAGTTAGCAGGTACTTGTTCTTGCCCTGTTAGCGTTAATGTGTAACCACTTAAATCACCCATAGCACCACCGGTTACGATAGTACCACCTGTAACATCCATTCCGTGGTCTAAACCTGCATAGAAGAAATTTCCGTTGTTATCTTCTACGATAACTTGTGGACGCCCGTAAGCCATTAATTTCAATTCTTTGTGGTCTTTAACTGTTAACTTTTTGAAAGTCAACTCTAATACTTGCTCGTAAAACGTTGTTCCGTTTTCTCTTGAGCTATTTACGTTTTGTGTAAATGTAGAAGCACCTTTTAAATCGTATTTGTAAGCAGTTGGAGTTCCTAATACTGCATCGATTACGTCGGTATTTGTAACATCGTAAGTATAACCTGTTGCGTCTCCGTAATTAACGAAATAAACCGCTTTTAAGCCACCTACTGAATCTTTACATACTTCTAATCTTCCACTTGATAAATCACAAGCCATATGTATATATTTTATTAGTTAATTAAAAAAAAGGGTGGCGTTTATTTCACCACCCCTTGAAGTTTAGTTTGCTTAAAATTAAGCAGGAGTGTAAAGAACGATATCAGAACCAATTCCGTATTGAACACCTGCAGTAAATCTCATTACGATTCTTACATTCTGAGATCCGTCGATGTCAGCCATATCAATCACTTTCACTTCGTTATGGTCAGATAATAAACCTGTTCCGAAATATAAGTTAGATTTTTCAGCAGCCATCATATAGTTGTTAGCTAATCCGTTTGCAACAAATATTTTAACTCCGTCAAAAGTTAAACTTCCGTTGTTAAACCATTGTGTACCCATTGTGTTAGTACCATTAGCACCTAAACCTGAAGCAGCAAAACCACCTAAAGCACGAACGTAAGCACGAGCAACGTTTTGAGATACATAGATATATAAATCTTCTTTTCCGTATAAAGCAGCAGGAATAGCATCAACTACTTTTCCTAATTCAGCAATAACGTTAGCAGCAGTTACAGTAGTACCAACTACGTCGATAACAGTTGCATCAGCAGTAGCTAAAGTAACAAATCCGTCAAACTGACCTGCAGTAGCAGTAGCACCTCTCCAAATTGATACTTCGTTGTTTTGAGCAGCTTTAGCAGCAACGTGCGCTAATAAGAAATCTTGAAAAGAAGGTGGCATTGAATCGAATGCAGAATATCCCATTTCAATCGCTTCCCAATCTGAACGGAAATCTTTTTTACATAATTGTAGGTTAATTTGGAATTCCTCAGGAGTAATGATTCTTTCAGTTAAAGTAACTGTAGAAGTTGCATCGAAATCACAAGTAGCATCTTTAACTAAATCGTTAGTTGCTAATTTTTTAATTACTTCTTTAAAAGCAATGTTTGGTTTTACTTCAATACCACCGTTTTCGATAGTAGAGGCAGACAATAAAGCAGCAGAAATATATTTCCCTGCAAACTGACCTGCATAAGTAGTTGTAATAGAAGTTGTAGTCGCCATTTTTTAATTATTTAAAGTTTGAAATTTTGTTTAATACAGAATCAAAAGTTGTTTTTGTTCTATTTTGTGAGAAAGTATGTAATTCTCTTTTAGTTGTAGCTTCAGGGTTGTGTGTTAAAGGCTCAGCAGATAATTCTACTTCTTTAACTTCAACTTTAGCTAATTTTAATTCTTCGATTTCTTTTCTTAAAGATTCGATTTCAGCAAAGAACATTTCTTTAGTAACTGATTCAATTACTCTTTTAGGTTCTTTTACTTCGGCCATTTCTTGCTCTACTTCAACTTCTACTTCAGCAGGTGCTTCTTCAGCAACCGGTACTTCCATTTCTTTGATTTCAGCAATAATACCTTCTTCGGCTACGATTAAAATCATACCATCTTCTAACTTATATTCTCCAACAGGTAAAGCAATTCTATCTTCTTCGTTTACGATGAAAACACTTGCACCTGCTTCAAATACTTCAGCTTCGATAATAGTACCATTCTCTAAAGCCATTTGAGCAAGTTTTACTTCCATTCCCAATAAGGTTTTAATTTGGTTAATTACGTTCGACATTTGATTTTTGTTTTAAAATTAATATTATAAAGTTTTGTTACATTTTTAACAATTAGTTACTAACTCGCACTATTGTTCTTGGCTCGTTAACATTTGTAATTGTTGAATTTGCGTTTTGACCTACTGTTGAACCAATTCCTTGATTTTGTAAATCACCATTACAACATTCTTTACTGTAGGTACTGTCTGCACATAGACAACCTCTGTTTCCGCCCGTTGGGCTTGTTCTGCTTTTAGTTTGTTTGCTCATATTAGTATTTATTGTTTTGTGTTCTTTGAATAAAATATATTACATCGTGTATATGTCCTGAATGACTTGGTTTCATTTTAACGCTTAAACCATTTGTTACTACGTCTGAATCAGCATAGTATTGAAACGTTTTTGCGTAGGTGTGTTCTACATTGTTTCCTTTTGGGAATGTTATAACATCTCTAACTCTATCGTAAGGCGTTCCATTGCCACCTTCAAGATAAATATCAACGTGTCCGTTTGCGTTGCTTATTTGTGCTTTAAATGCTATTGTAATTAAATATACATCGTTATTAAACTCTGCTCTTAATTTATTTCCTGAATAATAATCTATTGCAGAATTTATATTTGTGTCAATTACAAAACCTTTATTATTTGGAACTGTAAAAGCAGTTGTAGTAAAATTAAAAGGTGAAGCACTTGTATATTGCGTATCATCGTATCTTGCCCAACCTAAACCCATATTTCCCGATTGAGGTGGATATACTCTAACTTGTTCGCCATTAAAACCCATAAATAATGCTTCGTTAGTTACAAGCATAGCACCTTGTTCGATATTTACATTATCGACTTCGGTTTGAGTTGTTTCTTGAACGTGAACTTTATAAGCGGTATTATTCGTTGTAGCCATTAAACGTTATTTAAAATTTGTTTAATTTTTTCAATTAGTTCTTCTTCTTCAGTAAGTACTTTGCTTAATTCTTTTTTCTTTTCTAATTGATCGGCAAAATGTCCTTCTAAACTAAAACCTTTTAC